AACACGCACGGCGATAAGCGTTATATGCACCGCTTCCGCTTGCGTATCCAAGTTGTTGTGCGATATGGTCAAACGTTACACCTAACCTGCGAAGCGATAACACACGTGCTTCTTTTTCTAACGTATCAGGGTCTAAATGTTTTCCTTTTTTTGAATTAGCCATTTATTCACTCCCTATGTATTCACTAACAGTTTCTTTTTTTACTGGTATTAATTGTTGTTTAAATTTTGAAAAATCTACAACGTGATGAACTCGGTTAAACTTCACTACAGTTTTAGCACAATCAGGGTGAAGGCGTACAAGTTCAGCAGACTTTTTAATGAAACCACCTTGCGCATAAAAGTCTGTCATTCCACCATCTAATCTAACTTTTCTGCTGGTGTTTGTTTTGATAATACCAACAATATGACTTTCCGCAGTACACCAATAACCAGTTTTCAATATGTCAAGACTAACAATCGTGTCATCGTTTAATCCTCTACGATACGTTATACCGTATTTGTTTAAATCATTTCGATACAACACCGCACAATACAAACGTGTATTAAGCCCTATTGGTTTTGATTTCATAGTAAACGCCATACCTAAACTAATACCAGCAAGGTTTTCATATTTAAGCATAAAATCTTCGTGCCAAAGTAACGCTTTAGGATTAGCGACGTATGCTCTCCTTCCTTTATTCCATACATAAAACGCGCGTATATTGTCGTCCATAATCCAATGATGTGTAAAACCTAAATCGCGTGAATGGTCCCAAGCAAAGTTATGCCCTACGCCTGTTGTGGGGTGTGGGTCTAATTCAGGCGTTTTTTCATAATCATCAAAGTATCTTTGCGGCCAAGCAACTACATTGCATTCGGGGTTATGAATTTTGTATATTTCTTCTTCGGCTTTTTCAACTACAAGTGTAGGAATTATCCCTAATTTTAGTAACGCATTAGCAGTTAATTGAGTTTTGGGTCTGCCACGCGTATTGATATACACAGGAAAAGTAAGTGGCGAATTTATCCTTTCCATTGTTCTGCTGTTTCTCTTATAAAAGTTTTAGGATAACGAATTGATGATTGTGTTTTTCCTTCGTTTTTGTATTCAATTAAATTGAAAAATTCTTGGCGCGATTCTTCTGTTTGAAAATATACTTTTAACACAGTTGAATAATGCGCAATTCTTCCTTCTATATCTACGCCTGTTTCGGAAATGAATTCATCAATAGCATTAGTTAAATCTTGCGTAAATACTCCTTCTGCTTCTAACGCTCGTTGTAACATAGTTACATCTGTATTTAAAAATCCAACTAAATCTAATTTGTCTGTTGCTAAAAGTTCTTCAAGGATTGTGAGCAGATTTTCTCTATCCCACCCACCCATTTCGTTAGTGCGGTTTAACGCTACAAGTGCAGCGTTTGCTTCTGTATCATCTTTTGACGACCACCCTTTTACTACTGGAACAAACCACGTTCCATCTTTGACTGTTATTCCTTCGGGTGCGCTTTCATTGTTTTCTTGCATTTGTCTTAATACTTCTTGGCGACCGTGACCACTAATCATAAAATTTGTACGTTCATCAATAACAATCGGGTCTATGTATCCAAAAGCAGAAAAAGATTTATTAATTAACGCGTCGTTATGGCTTTTAGGGTTTAAAGGGTTAGCAATTAAATCTTTTAATGCTACGAGTTCTATACTGTGTGACATTGTGCCTCCAAATAGGGTTTAATTTTATTATTCCAAAGTGTTAGCGCAGAAGCAATCACAGCGTCCATATCAAGATATTTATATGAACCTAAACGACCCCCAAGCCACACACCTTTTAACTCTTTAGTTGCTTCTCTATATTTTTGCAGTTTTTCTCTATCTTGTATTGCGTTAATTGGGTAAGCGCCTGTTTCATAAGGTTCTGTATTGCGTGGGTATTCCTTATGAATAACAGTTCCAATAGTTTCTATATCAGGGCGATAATGTTTATATTCGTGTATTCGCGTGTAAGGAATGTTTGCGTCAGCATAATTCATTTGTGCGCACCCTTGAAAGTCATTCGTATCAGGGTGTGATTCAATTAAATCTATGCTACGCCAGCCTAAATGCCCAAATTTATATTTAAAAAAAGCGTCAAGTGCGCCTGTATAAACAAACGGTATATTAGTGGGAACAAAATCTAAAACATTTGTATTTAATAAAACCGTTATATTTGGGTGATTAGCCATTTTGTTTAACCACGTTTGGTAACCGTTAGACGGTATTCCTTGGTATTTATCTGTAAAATACCCATCTTCCCAAGTGCGTCGAACTGGAAGTCTTTTAATAACACTAACAGGAAGTTCATCAGGGTCGCAACCCCAATGTTTTTTTGTATAACTTTCTACAACTTCTCTGTATAAATCTTCTCCTATAGATGAAATAGCAGTTTCTTTAAAAGTATTATTTATATTTGCAGGTAATAATCCGTTATAAGTATCCATCAACGCAGGTGTAAATTGTATATTATAATAAGTGCTATAAGTTGCTAATCCAAAAGGAAGCGGGATTACTCGACCATCTGCTATAACGGTTTTAACTTTATGTTTATACGGTATAAAAGAAGTAAATTTGTTTACATATTTCCATACTATTTCATTATTGGTATGAAAAATATGTGGACCGTACGTATGAACTTCAATTCCAGTTTTAGAATCTTTATGGCTGGCGGAATTGCCACCAATTTTATTTCTTTGTTCAACCACAAGAACTTTATAACCTTGCGAAGCGGCTTTTTCGGCAATAGTCAAACCAAAAAACCCAGCGCCCCCAATTATTAAATCAGGCATTAGGCAAAAGCCAAACTTTATTTTTCATTGTCCACTCTACGGTGTGTTTAAGTGAATTTTCAAATGGAATAGGTGCTACCCAACCCCAGTTATTTAACGTAGTTCGTTCAAGCGCGTAAGTAAGGTCGTGTCCTGCTCTACCCATTTTTACATCTTCATATTCAATCCAATTACCTTCCTTACCCATATAACTAGCAATCATATTTACCATTTCATCATTAAATACTTCTCTTTCGCCACCTACGTGAAACCTATGTGGACGTTTAATTCCTTCAGAAAACTTGTTTGGATTATTTAAACAATGTTTTATTGCGAATAATAATGCGTCTGCTTGATTGCGCGCGTGTAAATAATAACGGCTACCCGAAGCCCATTTTCCATCAATAAAACTTGAATGAATTTTTATTTTATTACCTAAAAGAATTTTTGCCATAGTAAGCGGTACAAACTTTTCAATATCTTGACGTTCGCCGATTATATTCATTGTGTTAGAAATTACAACTGGTATGTCATAAGTACGCCAATAAGAAATTGCTACTGCTTCTTGCGATACCTTACTCGCTGAATAAGGATTTGATGGAAGCATCATATCGTACTCAGGGTGAGGAAGTCCGTTTACGGCAGGACCATAAACTTCATCGGTACTAACTTGTATAAATAATTTAAGGTTTTTAAGTGTTCGTGCGTATTCTAACATTGTAACAATAAGTGATACGTTGTTTTCGATAAATGGGCGTGGGTGAGTAATACTTCTATCGACGTGTGATTCTGACGCATTATTTATTATTACATCAATATCCCCAATATTTTTATTTGTAACAATATCAATGGGGGAAGTTAAATCGTGCGTAATAACAGTAACGCGTTTAATTTCGTTAGGGTTTGCTGTAAATATATCTCTTAATCTTGCACTTAACCCTTTATTTCTAAAACTATCTAAAACAACAATTTCCCAATCAGTATTTTTTAATAAATGTTCAAGCGTGTGGTGTCCAACAAATCCACCGCCACCTGTTAAAAGTACTCTTGTTGTCATTACCTTCTCCTAATTATAAATAGTATTTTAAATTGTAGGAGAGGTGCGTTACTGAACGGGTAACGCACCTCTTATAACTCGCTTCACCGAAAGGGATTACGGCAAGCGAGAAACTTTTAACGTTTCTACATCAATAAGATTAAATGTAGAACGCCTTTTATATCTTCCTGTGGGTACTAACACTTTACGAAATACAAGTTGGCGCAAGTTAGTCTTTGTAATACCAAGTATTTCGCAGGTACGGATTGAATCAATTATT